AGGCATCTGAATGTTAAGGACGTAGCTAGAGATGTCGGCTTCAGTTGTAGGCGCAGCCTTAGTACCAAGCCAGAACTTAGCCTTAGAACCATGAGTAAATGCCATTGCTATTCGCCTCCTTTAGGCTAAGAAACTGGGTTAGCTCCGCGACAAAATAAAACATTAAACGTGGCGCTAGTAGTAAGGTCATATGTAACCTGGACATAGCGGCGAACCGTTGCGCCTTGAGCGCTTGCAAGTCTCTGCGCTGACTTAGCGGTAAGAGTAGTGAAAGAGCCGCCCGTCAAGTTTGCAAAGGTAACACCGTCTGCCGAGTCTTGAAGTGTGACAGCAGTCATAGTTGCTGCTGCCTGTGTAATCTGCAAATACGCTGTCCATCCAGTAGTAGTCGTAGCATCAGTAAAGTCAACTTCCTGAGTGTTACCTGCGTAGTCAACAGTCTCCTGCTGAAGAATGTGCAGGATCTTACCATGTTCAAGACCCATATTATTCTGGCCCTGAATTGTAACCTGAGAGACGTCACCAATACCTGAAGAAACTTGGTAGTTAGTAGTAGTGGAACTAAAGCCAAATCCTGGCCCACCAAAGACGTCACCTTGAATACATAACGTAAAAATATCTTCAGCAGTGCTATCCAAAGCAGCGGTAAACACCTGGTCTACTGCATCTGTAGCACCATCATAGATGCCGTCACAAGAAATACTGCCGTCCTTCAGACCAGGGACATATGTCTTGAATAAATTCCCAAATGTAGAAGTTTCCGCTGTGTCTATAGTAAACGGAGCCTGCACATTACGAAGGTACGGGCTCATATTATAGCCGTTAAGATAAATCTTAGCCTTAGAGCCGTGGATGAATGCCATTATTCTTCAGCCTCCTTCCTTTTCTCCTCGTGTATGTGCTCTATAACTCCATCTCTAACATCACACCTAGCACTAGACGGTGGGTAGTCAATAACTATATCACCCACCTTAGCGTGTACTAGCTTACCATTAGAATCTGGATATGTAACCTCTCTAAGAGCATAATATTTTGACTCTCTGGTAAACGATTGTCTAGTCATGGTGAGATCACCGCCGATAGATCCTTAATAATATGGAAGTTGACTGATAACAAAATCCTGTCTTGTGTGTCCGCTGGTAATGGTAGTGGAGTGCTCTCGACTCTAATACGTATATAACGTGTACCGCTTAGAGTAACATCGTTCACAGCATCCAATAGATTGGTAATTCTTTCAGCAAATTGTCGAGCAGCTAGATAGTTGTATTCAGCTTCACGGACTATCACCTGTAAACTTGTTTCTTCCCATACACGCTTTCCTCCATCAAGCGTGTACTGTCCCATAGACACAGGCGACTCGTACAACGACACACAAAAATCTGGCGAGTCCTGGGTACGCGACAAGAATAGGTTGACTCCCTCAGCTAACGACGGGGTTGTGGCCGCAAACGTCGTTGCCAGGTACGCACTAATCTCGTCGAGCATCATCAGTTATGCCAATCCTTCTCAAACCGTGCTACATAATGTCTATATAACTTAGGGTCTGCACGAGCGTATTCGACATGGGCTGGACGAAATAAATATTTATAAGACGTCGGCGGCTTGTGCTTGTTACCTGTGTGCCATCTACCGCCAGTATTCGGAGGTATTTCGTGTGCATAAATAGCGTAGTCGTTTCCACTACTAGTAAGCGTCGTGCCAGTATTACCGTATTCCACAGACCCTTGGTACTTAGTTAGAATTTTTTTAGCTAGTGCACGCCGTCCAGATTTTTTTAACCGCCCAGTCCTTACTGGTACTAATAACTGAGATTGTTTGTAGACGTTCCCAGATATATCATCAATAAAAGCACGAGATCCTTTGTCGGCAGAATCTAATAGACGNCCAAAAGCAGCACGTACTTCTATTAAATTAGTTCTGTCCCAATGGAAGTCAATTCTCATAAGAAGCTNACCTCGACCCCATAGACAGCACCATCTAGTGGGTCGGGCCAATTAGTCACTTGACCAATTTTTCTCTTCTCTCCGCCAAATTCAGCAGGTAGCACTATTTTATCGTCAGAACCAATACGGGTACCGTCTGTGTTTATGTAAGCGACAGTGGTAGTTTCTATTTCTAAGCCATCACTGCCACGATTAGTAGAAGTTCTCTCCTCTATGGCAGCACGGTAAGGTCCGCGAGGAGTGCTGACAAACTGAGGCTCACCGTACTTATCAAAGGCAGTCTTACTATAAACATAAATACTGTAAGGCATCAACCTGTCAAATGTTCTGTGCGGGGCAAAAGGCATAATAATCACGCCTCTGTCTCACTAGTATCAACATTCACGTCAGGATTATCGTGCAACCCTTTTTTGAATGCAAACTGAGGATATTCTTCCTGGCTATCCATATCCTCGATATCAGTAATAGTCATACCTGGAATCATCTGGTCTGCATCAATACTAGAATAACGCATCCCAAGTCTTCTTAAGTGCTTGGCCATCTTGTCCCAAGCGGTGGTTAGTTGCCAGTCACTCGATTGGAACGGGCCGACAGAAACTCTCTGCGAGGTAGAAGCAAACTGACTACCAATTGTATCTGCACACTCAGCAGCGGCAAGATATATATTACTACTATTAAGTGACAACGCAAATGTTATTTCAGAGTCAACAATCAGGTCATCGGCTTTAGTACCTCCTAGAAGCCAACGTACCTGCTGAAGCGTACTAGTGGCTAGGGAGGCAGGGTCATAGACCATGACTACTCCTAGTTTGTAATTACTACCCTAACATCAGCGTTACCAGTTACGGATCGTGCGTATAAAGTTTCTCCCTTACCGATATGAAATTCTTGCGACGCGGGAGTAGCCGCTGCGCTGATTTGGAAACCAGTAGTAGTAGTAACACCCGTCACTGTATCCACATAAATATGATTGTTAGCGGCAGTTAAATTCTGCACTACTACATTGTTGCCCTTAGTGTTGTACCCGGTGGCCAACAGCACGGATGCAGCCGTGCCTACAGTAAACGCTGCCACGTCTGCCTCCTTAGTGAACGAACACTGAACGAATATCTACAGGTGCAGTGCCGTACGCATACAGGCGCTCGCCTTTGCCTACCTTAAAACTGTGACTACCACCGGCCAGAATCTTAAAGCCGGTGGTGTCATTGACATTGGCCACAGTGTCTACGTAGATAGGGTCTACGCCTTTATTATTTATTTTTACAGTACCGCCATGAGACGATGATTCAGTATGACTAATTGTAGGGTTGACAGCAATAGTCTGCGTAGTAGTTACAACTACGCTAATACCTACTGGCGTGTCAACCATGATTCACCTACTTGACTCTGAACTTGTTCTTGGCAGTACCAAGAGCGATACCAGCTTTAGTCTCCCACTGCGGGCCGTTCGGATGACGGGCAATGAGGTCGATGTTGTCACCGGTGTTGTCAACGAGAACAACGCCCTCGTGCCAGACACCTTCGTTCGTGCGGTACTCGACGAGAGAACCGACAGCATACGAGGCCATTTCTTTACTCCTCCCAAAGTGAGGGGGTCAGTCAACGAACTGACCCCACCCGACTATGCCACCAAGCCGCTGTAGAACACGCCGAGGTCAGTAGCAACAGACTTGAGCGAGAAGGCCATTTCACCTTCAATACGCTCGGCCGCGTTCTCGTCCATACGGAACCGCTTGATACGAGTACCGAACGAGCTGGCACCCATGTAGCCGTTCCACGAGAATGTGTAACCGGCAGACGCTGTCTGAAGCCCGGGGCTTGGGTTCGTGTAGCAGAGGAACCCGTGCTTACCGGCCATGAACGACATCGAAGTAGCCGCACCTTCAGCCGCCGTGTTGTTCGTAGCCCTCGCAATAAGAAGCTTGTCGAGCCCAAGAGCCTGAGCAACGAGTGCCTCGTTAAGGAACGCACCACCGGGCTTGGTGTACTTGACCCGGTCAATGATCTGCGCGTGGTTCTGTAATTGCTGCCACACACGAGTACCGATCACCATGGTGTTAGGAGCGTGCCCAGTCTGTTCCTCGACATTAATAACCTGTGCATAAACGTCTTCGATAGGAGTTGATCCTGCCTGGTCCCACTGCTTGACCTGACCAGCAGTTGGAGTACCAGCAACACCCGTAATATCCGTGTCCCACACAGAAGTCGTGAAGAACGTAGACAACCAAAGTAAGTCACGCCGCATTAATAATTGGTTAGTGACGAACTTGGTAGCGTCCGAGTCCAGCTTGAACACCGAGTCGGCATTCGCACGGGTCTGGTCGTCGACATCCTTGTGGATGGCCCACACGTCAGCAAAGTAGCTGTCCGTGGTGACATTCCAGCCAGAGCCAACCGACTCGGCACCAGGCGCGCGCTTCTGAGCGTCCGAACGGAACCAGTCGCCCTTGTTGTACCGCCAGAACAAGTCAGACTGCTTCTGAACCGGAATATTGCCGAAGACTTTGTCCGCGATGTACTTGGACTCGTCCTGAAAATAAGCAATCGACAAGTTGGTTAACGGAACGTCAACGTGAAGATCACTGGGGGTTGGGTTTGTAGGCATTAGCTATTCACTCCCTTCAGTGATCTTAGACAACCGACTGAGAAATTAGAAGAACAGAGCAGATATCACCAGCAGCACCTGGACTGTCAAGTAAAATTCCAAGTGGCATATCAGTTGCACCAGCAGTAACAACACGACCACTAGCACCAGGCGCAACCTGAGTGCCAGCATTAAGTGCAGCACTGGCAATCATTCGAGTAACACCTGAAACCTGAACCGTAGCGGCACGACCAGCACCAGAAGGTTTATTCTGAAGAACACCGACAACTAAATCGGCTTCGCCTGTAGCAACAGCCACTCGAAAATCAACTGTACCAACAACCATCTTAACTGGCTTGTACTGGTCAGCAGACATATCGCTATTGGCTTCTAGCGAAATCACTAAGCCAGGAACAGAAACAGCCATTTTACTTCACCCCTTTCGTGGCGACATATTCGTCGTAGTACTCGGGGTGGGCCTCGAACACAGAAACCTGTGCCTTGGCCTTAGCGACTTCCGCGCTGACCCCTTCGGCCTTGAACTTCTCGATTTCTGCTTCGACCGCCTTCTCGATCTTGTTCTTGGTGTCGGAACCTTCTCCGCCACCGACACCAGCCGACTTGAAGACGTTAGACTGCTTAGCCATCGTCTGTGCGGCTTCCATCTGAGCGGCGAGGTTCTTGGCCGCTTCCTCACCAAGGGACTTCTCGACGGCGCGAAGCTGAGCGCCGATGTCCTCGGGCTTACCAGGAAGATGAGTCCAAGCCTTAGCCGTTTCGACCCAACGTGCAACTTCCTTCTCTTCTTGTCCCTTCTCAATTTCTGCGAGTAAAGCCTTCTGAGTGCCGAGGAGATCCTTGACAATTTCTTGAGTGCTAGGGTCAGTAATACCCTTTAGGATTTCATCGGCCTCTTCGACAGACTTGCCGAAACCAGCAAAACCAGCACCGCCAGTAAACTTCTTACTGCCCGAAGAAGTCCTATTACCAGAAGTCTTCTTATTACCCGAAACAAG